CCTAGTTTTGCGGCAAATTGCATAACTGGACTGTTGTTGTCTTTCAATACATTTAGTCCTTTATCTTTCAAATTGGTTCTTTGAATAGACTTTGAGCCTTCATAGATTTGCAAGAATTTATTTGCACTGGAATAATGTATTGAACCATTGTCCAAGAATTTGGTTGTTTCCACAAACAAGTCAGCAATGTCACTAACTTTTTCTTCCAAGTCTCCAGTATTATCAAAACGAGAGAAACTTTCAAACAATTCGGAGAAATTTGTAATATTCTTTTGTGCTTCTGCCCAACGAGCATGGCGAATAGATTCCACCATCATTCTAGACAATAATGTATTTCTTTCTTGGCTAACTTGGTCTGTTGTATCAACAAAAACCATCATGGTCTTATAACCCAGTTCTTCCAATTCTTCTTTGATATGTGAAATCTTTTCATAATCATCGGCAGGTCCATTAATGATAAGTGGACCACGTTGACGAATTGCTTCCATCTTAGGATTCATAGAACGCATAGCCAACCTGTGCTTGTCGTTCATAATGTCCATAACTTGTTGGAAGTTTAATTCTACAATGTTCTGTTCTGCGATACACTCACGGATAACAACATCTTTGCCAGAACCAGGACCACCAGTAACAAAGATTGCTTTGCCGTGGCCACGATTGGTAGATTCATGTAGACCCATACCTTTAGTTACATCGTGGAACAATTCTGTTGCATGTTGTGGATGTTTTTGAATATTTGTTGGTAGATTCTTTTTGAATTCATTGAAATTACCATTTTTAACATGATTACGCATGTCAGTGCCAGAAATACCAGGTTTACGTTCGCCAGTTGATTGTTGTTCAATGTGGTCAAACTTAAAGTAACCATGACGGCCTTCTACACCATTGTATTTCTTCAATAAGTGATAGTTTGCTTCTGCACCTTCACCTGATGCAACGATAGCATGGTTGTAACCTTTTTTGTGCATTTCTGCTGCATGATGCAATAGACCGGGTGCTTCTTTTGTTGCAGGTACAATATTTGCATCTGGAAAAGCACGTTTGATATGCTTCATTTTTGTTTTGACATCAAGTGGATTCTTTTTAGCATCATGTGCATGTGAAGCCACAATGATGTGGTCAGCATGATTTCTTTTAGCCAAGTCTTGAATACCTTTGACATTTTCTTCATGTCCTTTTGTAGGCGGATTCATGCGGCCAATTGCCATAACAATTGACTTGGTTTTTTCTTCTACTAACTGTCTAAATGATTTCATCGTGGTCTTGCTAAAAAGTTAAGTCTATTGAATTCTTGTCTATCGTTCAGTTTAGAAACTTTGCCTTTGTGTGTTGCAACAAAACCTTCTGGTTTAACTGATGCATCACCAACTGTATGTTCTAAACCTCCTGTGTGTCTAGCCAATACATGAACCAATGAATCTTTGGCTTTTTGTAAATGGTTGTGCATTTTGAAGAAATTCTCATAATGTTGTGTATTGTTATCTATATGTTCAATATGAGCTTTCTTTTCTGCTTCTTTTCTAGTAATTGCTGCTGGTGTTTTGACCTTAGCAATGTCTTTGTCATACTTAGCTTCAATAGATTTTCTTAGTCCATGAACACTTGGTTTTTCACCAGTTCTAACTGTTTGATTAATGTGTGCTTCAATTGGACCACCAGCATTACGGTGTGGTTCTGTAGCAGAATACATCTGTTTGCCGTGTAGGTCGTGTAATGCTTGTGCTGATGCTAGGTGGTGATGAAATTGGTCATCATCATGTTTAGACATCATAACTTTAGAAGTGTCGTGTCCCGGTTCTCTATGATACACGTCAGCATGTTGTTTGAAACCCGATAAATCTGGATGAAAGTCTGCCTTCATGTCGGCCAAGGTTTTGCCGTGGTATTGTGTGTGGGTATATACACCAACTTTTGCCTTACGGATTTTCTTGCCTTCTTCAGAATCTTTAGGTGCAGAATAGTTAATTGTGTTTGGTTTGAAGTGAACTCTACCATCATGTTCGGTCTTATCACCATGGCCAAACATCATGTCGCCTTGATATACACCAGATTTTGGTGCAACTTTAGGTAAGTGGTGTAATGCGTCTTTTAGTTTAGCAACAAGACCAGGTGCATGACCGTGATTTGCTTCAATGTCTTTTTCTGTGTAATTAACTTTTGGATTTACGTTAAATGCAGATTTGGAAGCAACAAAGAATTTGCCAGTTTCTGGATGGTGTCCGTAAACAATACTTGGCGAACCATCATGTTTCATCGTCAAAGTAGGATCATTTTTACCCGCTTTGATGTGTTTTCTTACCTGATTTAGTACTCCAACAGCGTGATTGAACCCCTCAGCACCACCATGTATGGCATGGTCTTCCACATGCGTGATGTGCTTCAGTTTGGATTCGTCAGCTTCCTCTTTGAGTAGAGATTTGAAAGTTCTCATGTTTACCTTTAGACTTGCAATACACTATGATTGCCATAGAGATATTTATATGTTTGTTTACTTATCAAATGGTGTACCGTGTTCTTCGTGATTTTCTGGCACATCTTCTTTTAGGTGTCCTAAAGTTTTAGCCATTGCATGTGCATGTTCATCTTTACCCAAATCTACATGACTTTTATCGGCATGTCTCACCGAGAATTGAATTGTTCTCTTATAATCGTCTTTGTGTTTCTCTTTAGAAATCCAACGACCTTCGCCCTTGAACTCCGGCAGACCGTGGCCAGTTTTATCTTCTTTTCCTACTTTATATGTTCCATGTGAGCCAACATGTAAAACGTCTACATGATGGTCTTTCAAGTAAGAATTTGCTGGATCCAAATTGGGATGGTCCAAAGAAAGGTCTTTTGCTTTTTTACCGGGAGTTGCATTCTTTGGATGCTGATGCTGATTTAACAATTCCAGTATACCAGATTTTTCTAAATGTTTACAATATTCTGGTCGTTTTTGTCTGGTGTGTTCTGGAATATGCCAACCACCTTTTTTTTCGTCAAAATGAACCGTTGCTTGACCAAATGCTGCGGTTTTGTTTAGTTTAGTTTCACCCGTAAAGTTTTTATTTTTCCAAATAGATGATTCTGGATGAACTTCACCTTTATGTTTAACATTTTTGATTTTATCTTTTAGATAAAAATCGTTGCCAGCAGATGCACCAGCTCCTTTGGCATCGTGTTCCATTAAACCATGTTTTTTCAAATGTTCAATAAACTTGTTTTCAAATTCAAAACCCTTATTGGAATGTCCATATGGTTTTTTTATTTTGTTTACCGGTATTAGGTGTTTTAGACCGGTATTCTCCGCTGTGGCTTCCAGGTGTGGTTTTCCATCAACGTGAACTTCTCTGTGCAATTTTAATTTTGTGCCGGCAGGAATACCATGTTCACCATCATCGTGGAATTTTCCAAGCGTATGTGTGTAATCTTTACTTCCCAGGTATGGTAAGATATAATTTTTTCTATGTCTGTCGATGTCGTATTGATTTTTACCGGTGGACGTTATAAATCCAACATCTTCTCCGAGAAAACTTAAAAAAGTTAACATTAATCAGCTCCAATTGAATTGCAATACACTATGATTGCCATGGAGTTATTTATATAACTTTTCGGTTCACACACTCAAACCGTGGAGAGTTTCGGTTCACTACATAGTCAATATTTTTCGACTTGTCCGTTACCTGCCAACCAGCCAGAACAGTGAATTTTATCAAATTCAACTAAATGTTCTTTTGGAATGTTGACAAAATGTGCATGTTCAAAGTCCATAAATTGAAACAATGGGAAGTTTTTCTGTGTCACTTCCATATAATTGTCAATCAAAGACGGACAAAATGACAACATTCTAGTAATCAACAAGTCAGTTGCACCATGGGTTACTTGTGGCATCCAAGTGGGAATACGTTTTTTGAATACATATTTACCAAATAAGTTATCGTAATCACTTAGATTGAATTCTGGCTCCAATATGGAACGACCAGAAACCTTGAAGATTCGTTTAACATCCTTAATACAAGGCTGTTGTTTCAACATATGTAATGCATTTAACATTAATGCACCTTCAGCCCAAGCTTGCATACCAGCAGAAGAAAACTTATTCACATCTGGAACTTGGTTCATGTCCATGAATATGTTTACATAAGGCTGTAATTGTTTATGTTCATCTTCTGTCAGTGGTATAATTGATGCGTCAGCCAAAATGATACTTGCTTCTGGTACTTGTTTACGTATTGATTCAACGGTTAATACAGTTTGTTGAAACCGCTGTTCGTGACTCCAGAATTTCACATTTCTACATTTAATTGCTGAAGTTACAAGAAACAAATTCTTGTCTGGTATAAAACTCATAGGTAATGGTCCAATGTGTCGGTGTTACGGTAGATATTGATGGCTTCTGCTCTAGGATGAGGATTGCTGTTATCAAAATCGTTGATAAGAATGCGTCTAGCATTGGGTAGACCAATAATCAATTGATTTGATTTGAATCCCAATCTAGCCAACATTGCCCTAGTGACCCATTCTTGGTCCTTTTCTCTAGCTGTTGTGAAGATAATCAATGAACCATTTCGTTCATATTCTAACAACCTCTCAACATTCTTTGTCATCACTTCTGGTTCATCATCATATGAATTGATGCCAACTCGTCTTTGTGCTTTGATAATTGT